CACGCGCAACAAGATCGGACGGCCGGCGTACTGCACGATGATTTCCGCCGGGGGAACCGGAAAGTTGAGAAGCGGCGCCAGTCGCGTCGGATCGAGAAATTGGTCGTTGAGCGTGTCCGTGAACGCGGGCGCGGCAATTGGCACTTCGCCCAAGAACTGAAAAACCGACGCTGAATTGTTTGGCGTGTCGTAGGTTGAAAAATACCAGATGTGCGTCACCTGGGCATCGACTCCCGCCGTGTTCAAGTTCAAAGCCACGCTGCCGTTCACGACGGGGCCGGTAAACAGCGAGATTGCGGACGCAAGTCCCACGCTGATTCGCGTGTCTCCCAGCGCGTCCGTGATTTTGGCCACGTAAGCGGCCATGTACTGACGGCCGAATTGCAAATTCAGGATTCCCGAGCCTTGCGAGACAACGAAGGTCGACGCGGCCACCGGAGGGCCGATTCCCCAGTTGAATTTCGTGAGGCTTCCGGCAACGTCAACCAAGCGGTAGGCCGCGAGTCCGTTCGATGTGTAGCAGGCGAAATCCAAACTGGAGAAGTCGAAAAGCGCGGTGAGGTCTTCGTAGGGCGGCGTTGACACGATGACGTTGTTTCCGAATGTAGGCCCTAAGACGTTCCCGGCAATTATAAATGACCTGTTCCCGGCGGGGGTGACAAGCTGACTGAGCAAAAACTGGGCGTTATCGGAATCCCTTTGAAAATCGAACAGTTTGAGAACTTTTCCCGTGTTGTCGAAGTGTTCGACCAGCGTATAGCCCGGGCGCTTGGCTACGGCTTTATCGCCTAGAAACACCACGTTGGACGCAAGCAAGCACTGCTCCGGAGACATTTCCGTGAGATTTTTGTTGCTGCATCTTCCGCCGAGGAAGTTGGAGAAGACTTGGACGTTGAGCCCTTGGATCATGGCTAATCGAGGTCTTGCAAGTACGTTTCCTGTCGGGTCGGCTGCTGGTTCTGCCGGTTGCGCACAAAGGTCAGGAATTCAGTGGTCTTCTGCATAGCCTGTTGCTCGTACTGCGGCGCGAGGTCGTCGCTGTTTCCTCTCAATAGCTCTGCCTTCGCAAAGTCCAGTTGCGCGCCGTGACCCTCGTCGGGAATTACGTTGTACGAATTGGCATTGTAGATGTCTACCCACTTCGCGGCGTAGATTATTTCCGTCTGCCTCTGGTCGGAGGGCGGCGGCGCAAGTCTCACTTTATAGGGGCCTTTGTCCTGCGTCGGCTGGCCGATTGGTGGGGGCCACGTTCCTGCGGCTGTCACACCGAGCGAAGTCTGCTGATTGAGGGGAAGTGTCGCCATCGGAAAGGGTGACACACGATAGCTCGAGCTGAATGCCACCGTCAGCCATGAGAAAACACCCGCGTTCGATACCACAAGCTGCCAGGAAGTCGTGTTGCCCGCATCGTTCAAGTAAAACGGCACAATCGGCGGAAGCGCGGAGCCGAACATCGGCGTGCTGGTCGGAAGTCCCGCATCGTTGATGCCGAATTGCCAGTAGGTCCCGTTTGGCGCGAGACACACGATTGCCTGCGGCCCTGCGGCGCGCGGCAAGTACGGCCCGGCATAAACGAAGTCGGATTGCAGAAGATCAAGTGACAACACGATGGGCTCAAACTGGCGGTTGGTGAACAGATCGGTTCGCACGTCGGCAGGCTGAATCCGGCGGTAGTTCGTTTCCCCTGGAAGGCGTTCTCCAAAGCGGATCATCGTCGCCAGGTCCGGCGGGCAGGCGTACTCGTCTTGCCCGGGGACCGTCTGGATTGAAGTTGAATCCCATTTGATGAAATAGTTCGAGAGTTCCTTGGCAATCCACAGGTACACGCGGCGCCCGCCCTCGTTGATGGCCGCAAACACATCGTCCGGCTGGTTCGTGTGGCTGTAGTAGCTGCCACGGTCGGCCAGCGCGAACATTTGAGCGAGGGTCAAGCGCGGGCTCCACGCCTTCGCTTTGGTCCTTGCGCTTCGCCGCCCACGAGCACGGGTTCCGGTTGCGCTTCTGGTTTGTTCGCCTGTTGACCTTCGCGGAGGCTGCGATTCTCCGCTTCCAGCCGGTCAAGCCGCTGGGTCAGCGTTTCGACAAGGCTTGTCTGCTTCTGCGCTTCGCGGAGCATCGCTTCCGACGGATCGACCATGCCCAAAATCTTCAGGTAGCGCAGCGTCACGCCTGTTGCCGGCCGCGGCACGCCCGCAACTGAGCGGATCATCTCGCATTGCTCCATGAATTCCTTGACGCGCTCCTTTACGAACAGTGTCCACTTGCGTTTGCCTTTTTCCTCGGCCATTTGATCGTTCTGCGCGATGGGGATGCGGTCGTCCTGTTCCTCGTCGCCTTCCACTTGATAGTTGGCGTCCACCATGATGACGCCGCGCGCTCCGTAGTCGCGCATGATGTCGCGCTCGAAACTGAGGCGGATCGTCGCGCCTTGAATTTCGGTTTCCTCGGGAACCTCGAAGAAGGCTTCCCGGGGAGCATCCAAGAGATAGTTGGCGATGCAGTGGATGTCGTGGCCGCCGGGGTCGGAATACCGGATTGTGGTTTGAATCCTGTCGCCTGCGTTGTAGAAGCGGATTTTGCGGTTGGGTATCATCTGGTGTAGCTCCTTTTGCCTTCGCCGTCCTCGCCTGGGCGATTACGTGCGGGGCTTTCTCACCTGTTCGGCGTTCCGCAATTGTTGAGCATGTTGAACGCCCGGATCACTTGCGCGCGGCCGTCTCTGCTGCAATGCTTCACCGCTTCGGTCTGGTCGCGGTCGATCTTTTCCCTGGCTTTTCGCTCCAGCTCGTTTGCGTCCGCAAGGAATCGCCGCAAGTCGCCTGGGCCGTAGCCTGCCTTCGTGACGTCGCGGGCCTTGATCTTTTCAATGACCGCGCCGCCCAGAGGCATCATACACTTTTCCGCATCCTCGACAAGCAAGACATAGATCCTCTCGCAGAGGTGCGAGTGCTCGGCGGTGGGACTGTGATGATGGGTGCACTGCTCGATCGTGAAGCGCATCTTTCGGGAATTCCAGCGGACTAGCAACGTGGGATCGTACGCCTTGAGGTCGGATAGGAACTTCTCCGAGACTTTCGGCCCGGAGAAGTCGTCCGTTACAAGAGTAATTTGGTCGGCCACCGCCTACCTTTGATAAACTGCGGGAACAGCCAAAGATTGCAGGCGACCAATCTTGTTAGGGCGTGGAAACACGTAATTTCCGGCCTCGCGCATGTATGCCGTGTAGCTGGCAAACCCAGCATTCCACTTGAGCATGTGCCCGTCCATTTCTGACCACGCGAGCGGCATGACTACGCCGTTCTGCACGGCTTCCTCGCGCAAGGCGAATATTTCGGCGGGCGAGCAATCCACGTCTTTGATGAAAGGCACGCCGTTGTAGTCCAGTTCGGTGAAACCGCGGTCGAGTTTGATCGTGTTCGTGTAGCGCTTGAGCGACTGCCCGAGGGCTACGTATCCGTCCCACTGCGGCTGACTTGCCACGTAGAAGCCCGGCGTCTCGCCGCATGCCTGCTCGATGAGTGATTGCAACTGTTGCAGGAAAGCCTCCGAGACTGCCGCGCCGCCGGCATCTACTACCGTTCCCTGAATTGTGGGGAAGGTGAGCCGCGAAAGTCCTTGGAACACTACGCCCGTCGAGTTGTCGGTCCCGAGTTGCAGTCCGACGTATTCCTTCTGCGCCGATAAGGCGCGCACTACCACGTCGCCCGCCGTGAGCGTAATTGGAGCGCTGACCGTGACTGTCTGTGTCGAGGGGACTACGGTCACAACCGACACGCCGCCTACCGGGGTGCGCTGCACCGCGAAAGTTGGGTCCCACACGTCGATCTGGTCGCCCTGCTGCAAATAGCGCGTGCCGAACTGCCCGAACGCCGTTCCCACCTTGCCCACGAATGTCAGGCTGGCTACGGTGTTCGCGTTCACGAGCGTCAGCGTTCCCGATCCGTCGCCGTAGGTCATGATATTCATGTGCTTCAGAATATCTTTCGGCATTTGGGTGATTTCGTCGTCCAGATGGTTGATGAAGGCTTGCTCGAGGGTGCGGGTGTTCTCTACGTCCTTTTCGAAAACTTTGATAACGCCTTCGACCAGGCGGTCGTAGACGAGGAACTTCTTTTCCTGCTGGCGCTGCGGCACGGGGAGCGGATCGTCCGACAAACGCGCACCGACGCCGGCGCGGTTGCCGCCTACGCGGATCGACACTTCCAAGTGGTCGCCGCCCATGCGCGAGCCTTTGGCTTTGGTGAAACGCTTGCGGATAACTGCGGCAAGATTTTGCTGCTCCTCAATACCTGGTTGGTAGACGTTCTTTAGAAGTCCACCGATGCGTGTGATGGTATTAGCGTCTGCCACAGTCTTCCCCCCTTGTTACGTTGCGTAGGCAAGGGTAGACTGCGCTCGGATGCCACTGGAAAATTATTTAGGGGGGTGTGCTTAAAGAGTGAAACGGCTAGTTGGAATCTTTCCATCCCATCAACGGCTCGAATGTATCCATCCCGCAAACTCGAAATCCGCCTTCTACCTCGACTATCGCGTGTGTCGCAATGGCGTTGGAATCGGTGGACTCTTGAATCTTCATGCTTTTGCCTGGATTCTCTTTGTCATCGGTATAGAGAGTGTTGATGGTGGCAATTTGACCGGCAAGAATAGTACCCGGCAGGAATCGTACTTTTTCTCCGACTTTTAGAAATCTTGGCATCGCTTATTCGCGCAACGCTGCCCTAACAGCTTCCAGGCGGGCATCGTCGTCGTTGATGTCCACTTTCTTTTTTGGGGCTTCCTTGGGTGGGGTTCCGCCGCCGGCGGGGGCCGCGGCGCCTTTGAGGGTTTTCTCGCGCTCGGTTTTGTTCGCCGTGAGCTGCGCTTCCCAGCGCTTTTGCCGATCGACCATGCGATTGTTGTACTCGGTGAGTATCCGTTCGACTTCTCCAAACTTTCCGGCGCGGATGGCTGTAAGTTGTTTCTGATCGCCGCCGATTTGCGCGACTACGTGCGTCAGATAGTCGAGCGCGTCTTCGTCGGCTACTTTGTTTTCCTTGGCCCAGGCGTTCACGCGCTTTTCTACCGATTCGAAGTCCTTGGTCTTCTGCTCGGCTTCGCCCTTCTGCTGCGCGGCGGTTTGTGTCTCCGCTTCTTTGGCCCTTCTGTCGCGCGATTCTTTCGAGAGATCGAAAATCTTTTTGTTCTCGGGCTTGGTGAGGTCCGAATACATCTCCGTGGTAATGCCCTTTTCTTTCGCGTAAAGCAAGATGCCCGCGACCACTTGCTTGATTTGATCTTCGCCGAAGTTTTGCGCGGCCAGGTCCAAAAGCGCGGCAGGCGATTCCTTGAGGTTGATGATGTCGTAGAGCATGTAGGCGTCTGCAACGACCGCCTTCATTGTTTCGGCGTCCTTGATCGCATAATCGCCCAAACTCTTGACTTCGTTGAGCGCTTCCGACATTCCAAGTTTGAATTGGGCAAGCTGCTCAAATTCGCCCATGATGCCCTTGAAAGTGGCATCGTTCGCATAAGGAAGCTTTTCGATCTCTTCCTTGGTTTTTACGGCCACGTCGGAGATTTTGAATTTGGCTTCTTCGCCGACTTTGAAGGCGCCCGCTGGTTCGGCCGGCTTGGCCTCTGGCGGCTTTGCGGCCCCGTCTGGCTTCGCTTCTCCGGGCTTGGCAGCCTCTGCCCCCGGCTTTGCCGGTATGGCGGCTGGCGAGTCTGCGGCGGCGGCCGGTGGTGCCTCTGGCGATGGTTCCGGCTTGGAAAGTTCGGTTAGAACTGTGTCGAGGGAAGTCTTCTCAAAAGGTTCAGGCTGCTGGATGGGTTCGTCTGCCATGATTTCTTCTTTCTGCGTCGGCCGTCACCGCCGAGGCGGTTACGCGCTGCGCTTTAAATTTGGTGGGCCGATGCCGTCTACACGGCTTACCCTTCATCGGCCCTGCCACCCGTACGGGGTCGCCTTCATCGTGGGTGGTATTCAGTCCGGGAACTGGCTATTCGGCCTTGGTCCCCGATAATCGTGATCTTTCAAGATGAATCTGCCCGTCGAATCCGTCTTCGGATCGCCCGTCGGCAATTGCGCGTGAATTTCAGGGTTGAACGGTTCGCCGTGGCGGCTGACCGGCTGTTCCGCTCGTGGCCCTGCTTGCGGTTGCCGTACTTGCGGTGCTGCGCCGAGTGTTGGCGGTCGCTGCTGCGAATCGTCGTGAGCCTTCGCGGCGAGAATCGTGTCCACGCCCTTTTCCTGCACGATTTCGATTGCCATGTCGTGACTGTAGCCCTTCGCTTCGACATAAGCGATTGCGGCATCCGTGTCAGGTCCGGGAGTCAGGTCCGGTTTCTGTGGCGCGGTTTTCGTCAGGTCGCCGAGAACGGCGTCGTGCGCGGCCTTTGCTGGCGCTGCCGCTTGGCCTGCACCGATGCCTGTCTTTAACGCGTCAAGCTCGGATTTGGCTGGAAGGTTCGATTGGTCGGTCATGGCAGATTCGCTCCTACTGCGGCGCCTTCATTCTTCGCCGCGCCTTGCACCGCTTGCGGGCTTACTTCGTTGCCCGGAATTGCTGACAACGGATTGCCGCCGCGCTGGCCCGTCAAACTTGCCAGCGCTTCCGCTGCCTGTCCCGCTCCTGCCGGTCCTGGGGGTGGCGCTGCTCCCGCTTTCGCTTGCGTGGTCTGATCGGACATTCTCTGTGTATAAGATACCACCAAGTTCTGAGTGTCAAGTTCCAATTCCTCGAACTCTTCGGTCAAGGTAAAGTTGGCGAAGACTTTCAGGAACACATCCCACTTTTGAAATGGCGATTCCTTCGGGAGTTTCCCGGTCTTCAGCGTCTCGAGATCCCGCTCGGCCTTCAGAAATTGCAGATGATCGACAAGGTTCGTTTCGTTTAGCTGTAACAAGTCGCTCAGGTACTCGCGGGTTGCCGGGTCGCCTGGATCGATCAGTCCAGCCTGAAGACCTGCCTGGACCGCCTGCTGCTTTTCGGAAATAAGTCGAGGGCGGCTGCTATCAGGAACAAAATCCAAATCGTACATACCATCCAGATCCGCACCCTGAAGCGAAACCATCCCGAATTTGCCATTCGTGCCCGCTACCTTTACCTTTCGTTCCTCGTCCCAACCGGTGCGCGCGAGTTTTAGGATTTTGCGGTAGCGGATTTGGTTGCCAAGCTCCCACAGGCCGCGCACGGTGTTGGATTGTTCCTCCGCCTTCGCCCCGAGATAAGCAACGCCTCGAAAACTCTTCACGCCGTCGGGCGCCTGGCCTTGCTGCACGCCCAGTGTGTTGCCGATAAGCTGGAAGTCCGCGAGAATTGCCTGGCGAAGCCCGAGCACGACTTCGTGGAATGGCGACGGCTGCACGAATTCCGGCTTGTTCTTGCCTTCGCCGATGGGGTCGTATTCGATAACATCCGTCGGGCTGCCGGTTGGTTTTTGGGTCGTTTGCGTCGAGGGCCACAGCCATTTCCCGGCCGCGTTCGCCATTGCCCCAAGCTCGATCAAGGAATCCAGGCGATTCAGCCGCTTTTGCAGGGGAACAAGGTCGGTTGCCACTCCCATTGGGTAAGCGCTGGCCGGGTCGGCGTCCCAGGGGAAGAAAGTGTAGGGGTCGTCGCCGCCCAGTTCGTTCGGTCCCCACTGGAGCATGGTTCCACTCGACCAGACCATGAACACACCGGCGTTATGCGCCTTGTCGATTGTCTCGTCGTCCTTGCCCCAATAGCCGTCTAGCTTCTGCTGGATGGTTTGCGGCAAATCGTTCCAGCGACACCAGATTTCCGTGACTGTGGTTGTGTCCACCGTCTGCTCGTTCTGGTAGTTGTAGTTGACGAGGGCGCGCAAGGCTTCGAGGTAGATTTCGTGCACGTCGCTCGGGGCCATCGCCTGTAAATTCTGCGCGGTCTGCGGGTAACTCTGCCTCAGCGCGCTGATCTTTCGGCGGTAACGCTGAATTTTGCACTCGGCGAGGTTCGGGTTCCTGCAATCGCGCGGCAAATAAAGCTCGAAGACCGGAACCACTTCGGTTCGCAGCCTGCCCTTGCGAAACACTTTCTGTCCCGCCGGAACTAACCGCTTTTTCTGGTACGGCGTCGTCGTGCTGGAGCCGCATTCGGGACACTTCTTGTTTCCCTGCGGCATGTCGGTGAAGGATTGCCCCTGCTTTCCGGGCATCTCGGTGTCGGAGTCGCCCGGCTGATTTTTGCTCGGCTGCGGCGCGTCGCTATTGCCCTTTTCGGCGCTGTCCAGGCTGCTCGTCTTGCCGCAATCGGCGCACGAGAGCATCCAGGTCCCTACTACGGTGTTTTGTTGGACGGTGACTTGTCCGACGCTGGCGTTGAGGTCGTAGACATCTTTCGTGATGCCGAGTCCCCAAAGGACGGTATGCTTGGCGAGTAGGGGTCGCAAGACATCAAAGCCACTCTCCAGGTCAGCCGCAGAAATAGCCCGTTCGGCATACTCAGCAGCTCGACGGTTTTTATCCGCATCGTCATGAGGGGTACCAACCATCGTAACTTTTCCGAGTTGGTTGGCATTGCTGTTCACCACCCTTTTGAAATGGTTTGTGACCGGCTGAGGTTTCGGCTTGGCCGGATTTTGTTTAGCAAGTTGCCAGCGTTTAGATGAGTCGTTCCAGGAGAGCCACTGGCGTCTCTGGTAGAACAGCGCTTCCTCATACCACTCGCGTTCCTCGGCCCAGCGGTAGCGCGCGTATTCTTGGAAGCGCTGCTCCCCGAAGGACATCAGGATTTTTTCGATTTGGGCTTGCGCTGCGGGGATGCCCTGCTGTCCACCTGCGGGGATTGCGCTCTCGGCATAGAGGGGGTCGGCCATCAGAGCCCTAGATACTCCACCCGAATGTGAATCGCATACTGCATCGGAGTCGCTCCATTGCTGGCATAGTTCGCTGTTGAATATTGCAGGTTGGTGCTGGCCTTGGCATCCACGATGATCGTTCCTGAATTCACGCCGGCCGCCCCGGCTATGGCTGAGTTCGTCCCGCCCAGTGTGTTCGTGGTGCTCGTGACCGTGAAACCCGTCCCGACTCCCACGTTTGTATCGTTGTCCGTCCAGTTGGCAACGCACTGCGGCAATGTGGATGAAACCGTGGCCGCCTGGGTGACTACCAGATAACACGAGATACGGTAGAAACCGGCGCCCGCTGCCGGCACGAAATAAAGCGGCGTTACGCCTATGTTCCCCGATTGCGCCGTTAAGTTGAGAGGTGTGAAACCGGTTGGAATTCCCGCGACGTTGGTCATCGCCGTGCCGTTGGACTTAAAGACGTTGCCGGTTGCGCCGCTATCGTAGGTTTTCCCCGTGAAAGTTTGCGTCGCCGCCAGAAAAGCAAAGATGTCCGTGCCGCCCGGGTCTGGAATCTGAATGGATCGCGCTGCAGCCGGGTTCGCCCAGGACAGCGCATAGTTGAACGTCGCTTGCAGCGTGATTGGCTGCATTGTGAAGATGGGCTGCTGTATCGTGGGCGTGATAAGAAGCCAGTTCGTCGCCGTCGAGGTGTTAAACGTGGCATTGTTGATGATCGGATTCGTGAACGTGCCGCCCGAGTAGGTGTTCGCCGTGTTTGTGAAGTTCTTGAGCCCGGAAATTGTCTGCCCGTTCGAGAACAGGTCCACGAAGCTGTAGCTTGGCTGCTGCGCGGGCGTCGGGACAATCGTGCTGATGTCGATTGGTCCCGCGCCTATGGCATAGGTGTTGAAGCTGCTGGTTGTCGTTCCCGCCGGTTGGATTGCCACGCTGTAAGACGTGTAGGCCGGGTTGAGTGCCGAGTTTTGCGTCACGACACACGGCCCCGTTCCGCCGCTCGCATAGATGCCGCCCACTGTTCCAGCGGCGATAAGGTTATGGGTGCCCCCGAGCGTGAATGTGAATGTTGTCCCGCCGCCGCCCGTTCCGGTGATAATCATGGGTGCAGCTACGCTCGTTGCATTCAGCACACCATCGGCGGTGCCCCTAAAAATAATGGAATCGCCAATTTGCCAAGTCTGGGCCTGAAGGACGGTTACCGTGATCGTTCCCGTTCCAGAAACATTCACTATCGCCGGGTTTGCAATGACGCATGTGACCGTCGTCGGCGTGAACCTGGCGTTGCCTGAGATTGTGGTGTCGATTCCCGGCCTGAGCGTGAACGTGACGTTGCCGGTTGTAATCCCGGTGTTGGTCAGGTTGGCGACAACGCCGTTGAACGTCGTGGTTTGTGCTTGAGCGCTTGAGCATAACAAACCGCATAAGAATAGTGCGGCTATTGCGAAAAGTGCTTGCTTCATGCTTGGGCCTTCTGGCCGTGCGCTTCGGCGTGTTCCTGGGCGATGGATTCGTACTCCTGGCGAAGCGATTCCTCGAGGTTTGCCGTTGCTTCGCGCTCGCGCCTGGTGGCCCGCTCGACTTCGGCCTCGGCGGTTTCTTCCGACATTTCGCTGACGTCGGCCAGGTGCTCGATGCTGTCCGGCTCGCTCGGCTTCTCGGCGCGCGGTGGCATCATCTGAACGTAGGGAATAAACTTACTCTCCAGCACCATCTTGATTTGGCGGTCTTTTTCGCGGGCGAGTTCCAGAATCTTGTCGGATTGAAGTTGCTGATGCCTCGTGAGGTCACTGACCAGCTTGATTAGCTCCGATACTTCGGACGGCTTCTGTGTGAATGGCCACCACATTTTCATGGGTTGATCTTAGGACCTGTTCCACGGAAATTGCAACGCCGTTTTTGGACCATGAGTGCGGGGAATTAACATCCTGCTCGAATCCCGCGGCCTTCAGTTTTTCTTCCTCG